GAGTCATTGGCTGACGCAATCAACTGTTCAGACGAGAAATCAGTAGATAAAAGCATCGAGATATTGGCAAATACATATAAAGCAGAACAGGGCGAGCACCAGAGAGCAACATATCATCCCGTAGGCGGTACAGGAGAAAAACCGGATCTGATCCGGGCAGCTATGGGGCTTAGCCAGTAGAAAGGATAAAACATGGCGATTAATTTAGTTACAAAATTTCAACCATACGTTGATGAAATTTTCAAAAAAGAGAGTAAAAAGGCACTTGTGACAAATCAGGATTTCGATTGGACGGGCGCGCATACGGTAAAGGTATATAAGATCAGCACCGGATCAATGAATGACTACGACAGAGCTGGAACCGGCAGCGGTGTGACAGGTTCCCGGTTTGGTGCAGTGGAGAGCCTTGACGCGACAACGGAAGAATTTACATTAAAGAAAGACCGTTCTTTTACGTTTGCCATTGATAAACTGGATTCAGACGAGACAGCGCAGCAGCTTGCAGCGTCAACAGCGCTTGCCCGTCAGCAGAGGGAGGTTGTCATTCCTGAGATTGATTCCTATGTATATGGAGTCATGGCAGCAGGAGCAGGAACAAAACCAAAGGCTGTGGCACTGACACCGGAAAATATCTATGATGAGATTACAAAGGGAACTAATACCCTTGATAATGCGGAAGTACCGGACGAGAACCGGGTTATTATCGTTTCCCCGGATGTGTACCGGCTGATGAAAAAATCAAAGGATATCGTGATGGAAACAGATATTGACACCAATTTGCGCAAACAGGGCGTTGTTTCTAATCTGGACGGTGCAGCAGTTATTAAGGTACCGGCGTCAAGGCTGCCAAAGAATTGTGGTTTTATCCTCTGCCATCCATCCGCAACGGTGGCACCTACCAAGTTAGAGGATTACAGAGTCCATCAGGATCCACCAGGAATCAGCGGATCACTGGTAGAGGGGCGTGTGTGCTACGATGCATTTGTACTTGATAATAAGAAAATGGCAATCTACTATCAGGAACTGACAGCGTAAGGAATTGAGGGGGCAGCAGTTGCTCCCTTTTTCGTTTCAAAAAACGTTGCAAAAAGCGAACGTTTCGTTCGTTTTGAATCCGAACGTTCGGTTTGAAAATACTTACAAATACTTACATTTTATCTGGTCTGTAAAGCCGCAGAAATAAAGGATAAAGGGGATGGATATAGGAAATTCATAGGACAAAATGTACTCTAAGATTCCCCAAGATAAATGCTCGGATTTGCTAGGGTGCATGTTGGAAAATGATGGAGTAGATTGTGGAGAAATGCAACGTAAAAAGTATTTATGTTGCGTATTGGAGAAAACGGAGGGAAAGCATATGGAAGAACAGGTAAAAAGCATGGAAGAGGTAAAGCAGTACCTAAATTCCTGTCTATCGGCCAAAAGGGAAGTAGAACAACTGGAAACAGATATTGCATACTTTAGAGCCGAAAAAATGTCAGTCCGCCACACGCTAGACGGCATGCCGCGCGGATCGGATCACAAAGACTTATCAGATTATATTGTAAAGTTGGAAGAACTGGAGAAGAAACTGCTGCGGGCAAGGTATAAAAGAGTTGCGATATATACGCAGATATTTGATCAAATTGAAAAGATGGAAGATGATATGGAAAGGGAACTATTGACATACCGTTATTTAAAGGGGCATACCTGGGAGAAAGTGGCGGATGAAATGTATCTATCTTATGGTTATTGTCATAAAGTCCATAATAAAGCATTGGAACACTTTGTTTCAGTATGGACCAGTTCCACGGAGCGGGTTGCACTGGAATTATAATAGTATCATTTGAGTATCAAAAAAGCTATGAAACACCCAAAACAGGCACCTCATAGCATTTATAAAGCAGACAACGGGAATCGAACCCGCTGAAAACATCTTATAAATATTGAAAAATCAATGTATTTATAGAAATGTGGAGTATCTTGTGGAATACTTTTTATAAATTAATATGATTATCCTCGCAAAATTTTAAAAAGTGTTTTTGATTTGTTTTGGTATCTTTAAGGTCGAATAATTCTAACCAGTGGTGATATTTCTGCTCCTTTTTCTGTTCGAAAGCATTTTTAAACAGGGTATCTTGCATGTATTGATCGATTTGGTTATCTATAGCAGCGCGTTCACTGGAAAATGTCTGCATATAGGTACTTTTCATAATATGATCAGTTTTCCATCCACCGCGTTCCTGGGCGTATTTATCCGGAATACGAAGTACTGCCATGACGGATGCGTTTACATGCCGAAGATCATGGAAAGTCATGTGTGGAATACCAGCTTTGGTTATAAGACGGTTAAAACGTTTTGATAGCGCTGTTCCGGACAAGGTTACAAGCTGATCCGTCTCTACTTTGTCAATTAACTGTTTCAAATATTCAGGCAGGCGTAATGTGCGATCCCTGGTTGGCTGTTTTCCTTTATTTTTTACGACGGCGTTATTATGTTCGTCTTTTACAATAACTTCTTTTATTGTAATGTAGCATCCGTCAGAAGAGATAGATTTTGATTTTGTGAGTCCAAGAATTTCTGATTCAGTTAGTGATAACCACATAGCGAGGAGAGCAGGAAGCTCAATAGGTGTATCTTTTACAATCTGGTAAATCACATCAGGGGTAGAAATCTCGTGTTGATTGTGTTCGATCTGCGGTAGTTTTACGGTACAGTCGAGAGCTGGGGCATAAGTATTAATAACGGCAGTAATGAGACCGTACTCATTAATAACGGTTTTGGCTTTTATCTGTCGCGGATTTTTCTTTCCGGTGGTTCGTTTGGATTCAGTATTAACGGCATCGCGTAAAAGTTCTGTGGAAAGCTGCGAGAGTTTGCAATACATAATGCTCTTAAAGGCATTGCGCTGTATGGTCCGGTAACCGCGTATTGTTGCAGGGGAGAGCACAGCATCAGAGGACTGGATGTATTTGTCGATAGCTTCGTATAGAGTTAAATTAAGTGGGCGTTTCATGAGTTGCTTATTTGCCATGACCTGAGCTTTTAGCTGATTTGCTTCTGCGACAGTTTCGCCGGTAACGGATATGTATTTTTTAATTTTCTTTTGACGTCCGGTTTTTGGGTCGATCACAGGATTACCGTGTTCATCGAAACAGAGTTCAGAGTGATCATAAATTTTTTTTCGTATATTTCCGCTGGGCAGTTCGCCTTTTCTTTTCTTTGGCATGATGAATACCTCTCTTGATTGAAATACCTATCAAAATGTGTTGGAATCTATATAATGATTAAAAGGCAAAATCATTTTGTTGTGACAGAGTTTTATGGAAAGTAGGGGTGTAGCTCTTCTAATATTTTATGGTAATCTTCACGATGAATTGTATTGGTTGGTAATTCGTGTCGGATAAGAGGTATCATAAAATTATCTGATAATGTATTTTTGAATGCATCGCTCTTTTTTTGCTGAGCAAGAGCCTTTTCTCCATAATATTTTTCAGAAAAATGTGATGTGCCATCTAATTCTATCATTATGAAAGGCTGATATTCAAAAAAGGTTTGTTTATGGTGTGTACTCCCTAATGTGGTAAAATATCTTTTTTGGCATTTACAAATAATAAAATCCACGTTTTTGTTAAGCAAGAGTCGACGTGCAGTGTCAAGTTCCTCTGGATGATCTTGCAGATCATCTGTGCGTATTTTAATAAAAGAATGTAGACTTACCTGTGGGAAAACGTAAAATAAAGAACGTTCGGTTGGATTAGTAATTAATTGATCCAGTGCTTTATTGATGTAATAAAACATACGTGCCTCATTGGAATTCATGATGGAAGAGGCTTGTGTATAAAATGTATCTGGATTATTCATGACGTTGCTAACAATTTCATTGTCAAGTGATGGAAGAACTTGATGGCTAGTTTGGAGCTGTTGCTCATCAGACATTGAATTGTTCTGTAAAACGCTGTTTTGAGAGTTTGCTTGATCGGACGGATGCTGCCTGTTTTTAAATAATGAATAAATGGTATATATTGCTATAGCGAAAATTATCAGACTTATGATGTGATTCATAGGCAGATGCAGATAATGCGAACCAATCCAATACATCAATGCAAGCAAAGCGGATATACTGATGATGGTTTTTAAGGAAAAGCGTTTATATATGCAATAGATTATGAAAATGAAAAGAACCGTATCAATGAACTGAGGCATAAAAAACTCCTTTCGCGTCGTGTGCATTTACTTCGATTTGGTCAGCATCGTTAAGCTGAAAATCGCAATTTAAAATATGTTTCATTGCATGAGAAAAAGCAGATCGCTGTTCTTCTCGAGATAGTGAGGATTCTATAAATATTGTGTAACTATCATCTTCGTTTAAAACAACGGCTTCTTTCGTTGTACTACGGGGAAAATGTATTAATTGAACCTGGTAATCAATCGTCAATATTCCTTCGTTCCTTTCTCTTTAGGGCAAGAATCATAGTGTGAGCAGCTTCTAGGTCTTCAGGGGCTGCATCTCGTGCAGCATCAAAAAGCATTCGTAGTTCTTTGTTATCAAAAATCTCTTGTGCCATTTTGGCAGTTTCATCGTTTAAGTAATATTTTTCACCGCCCTCTTTTTCTTCGCCAGACATTAAATAATCCACGGATATATTGAAATAATCTGCAATTAGTTGAGCGTTTTTACCGCTAATTAAGTTGCGTCGGCTTTTCCAGTTGGAAATTGTAGATTGCCTAATTCCAGTTGCTTTACAAACATCAGCTGCGGTAATACCAAATTTTTGTAATAATTGTTCAAATACCTCGTACATTTTGGTGCTCCTTTTTGTATAAAAAGGCAAACTTCCAAAAAGTGAAGTTAATTCATTGACTTCCAAAAAGTGAAGTGATAATATAATGCGTGCAAGGAACTTCACAAAATGGTACAAATGAAAAAATAAAACACAATTTGGAAATTCACTTATGTTTTATGATTAAAGTATTGTATCACATATGTGAAGTATATGCAATACGAAGTATGTCGAAAGGAGAAAATGATTTTGTATAGTAAATATGAAGAGCTGCTGAAAAAGACTGGAAAGAATTCATTTCAGGTGTCAAAAGCAACGGGTATTGGACAGAATACGTTGTCGAACTGGAAGACAGGACGTAGTAACCCGAAGGCTGATAAGCTTAAAATTCTTGCGGATTATTTTGGCGTTTCTGTTGATTATTTTTTAGAGGATAACGCAGAGTAGGGTTGAGAGGGAAAGAACATTATGAAATATTCAGTAAAAAATATTCCTGCAAATTTAAAGAAATATAGACTGGAACATCATAAGAAGCAGGTAGAGATGGCTGCTTTCCTGGAGATGAATTATCAAAATTATTCCAAAATGGAAAGAGGATGTTATAAGCCATCTCTGCAAAAGTTTGTGGAAGTTTGTGAAAAGCTTCATGTTGCACCGAATGATTTGTTGAAAAACTGAAAATAGTTAAAAATTTTTTTCTAAAATTTTTTGATACAATTCTTTGTGAGTTTTATCGGAAAATTTGCGGATATAAGAATTGATGTAATCGTAGTAGAGGGTGTCTATCATTTTTCTATAATTGATGTTTTCATCATCGGTTTTAACCAGAGCATGAAAAATAATGTCTAGGGATAGACTTTCAGCTTTGTAATTGCCTGTAGCGTGAGCAAAATCTGCCTTTGCACGTTCTTCTTCAATAATGTGTACTATATCGAGAAATTGGAGCAGTTCATTATCGAATTTTTCGATATATTCCTGTTTATATTCATCAAAACTGCGTCCTTCTTGTAAAAGATCGTTGGGGGTAAGCATAAGAATATCGCAAATTTCTAGAAGCTTGTCAAGAGAAGGCTGATATACGCCGCGTTCCATTTTGGAATAATTTTGATAATTCATTTTTAATAGGTCAGCCATTTCAGTTTGTTTTAGGTTGTGAGATATACGATATTCTTTGAGATTTTGAGCGATGTGAGTGGTTTTTGTGTCTCTTAAAAACATAATTCCTCCAAAATAGAACAAAAAGACCTAAAAATATATTGACAAATAGGTTCTACAGTTCTAATATAAAAATGTGATAGTTAAACTTAATATTTAATACTGATTATAAGCTAAATTAGCGTATGATTCAACGAGATTTTGAGAAAAAATAATTGCGACGTCGCAATAGCGGAAAGGGGTGTTTGTATTGCCAAAGACAAAACTGTGTGAAGACAAGGAAAGTGCGCGTTGTGACTTTGTTGCTGGAATGATTGTAGGTGGTTTGCGTCGCAATAATATGTCAACAGATATTGCAAGCAGGAAAGCCGGGATGTCGGAACGGACTTTACGAAATAAGCTGCAGAATCCTACCAGTATCAAATTGGGAGAACTTTATAAGTTAGCAGATATGGTTGGAATCAGTATTAATATTAAATACAAGGATATTCCAGACTAAAGGAGGCAAAATTTATGAACAACATTGTCTTTGATGAAGAGAATCCTGTAACTTCTGATCAACTCATTTGGGCTTTATTTGGAAAGAGCACGGAGGATGTGGCAAGGATGTTTCGGGATGGGAAAAATGGTGAATATGCTTATTTATTTAAAAAGAAAGACGCAGTCAAAGAGAAGAAAAAGGTTGAGTAAGTGTCAATGATATTAGAAAGCAGGTGAATAACATGGATCGGGACAACAAACGAGAGATAACAATCTCCATTTCGGAATCTATTTATGAAGAACTTCAAAATGCTGCAAAACAATTATCCGGATGGGAACGTGAACAGCTCCAGGGAACAGAACGTGAGATATCCGATTCATGGGAACCGGAGGATGTGGTGACAGCGGCTGTGATCACGTGGCTGTCGGAGAGGAGAGAGTAAAATGAAGCGTTTAGCTTGTTTAGTTTGCTTAACGGCAATATTGATAGTCGGTCTGATGATCGGAATATTAGGTCTTTGTTTGATAGCCAGTGTCGTCATTGG